CGTGTTTTTTGAAGAACTTCTCAATACAAGGAACTTTTCTAGGTTCTAGAGGTAACTTGTAAACTTTAAGAGCAGTTCGTCCACCCAATACTGTCATTTCAGTATCAAAGTTTTCCATCATAAAGTTGAAGAAGTTGTTAGCCATAGCATATAACTCATCCATCTTGTTTTTGCCATTACGGTCAACAAAGTCCTTCAATTCGTAACATAGTGAAGTTGTCAATGAAAACATTGCTGAAATTTCTCTCGCCTCGGTAGTAAGTGTAGTCACTTTACCACTAAGAATATCAGCAGGAATTGGTAACTTTGCAGACATTCCCCTATGAGCCATGAACTTAGTAGCAACACCATCCCCAATTGTACCAGCAATCAAATCGTGTAAACGACTATTGCTAATTTCTTCGCCTTCTTTCGGTAACATTTCTGATACGAAAGTCCAAGAACGAGGAGTAGCAAAGGCCCTTGACGCAGTTCTAGGGTCAAAGTTAAATAAATCCATCTTATTAGATGTTAAGAAACCGACAACATCAGCATTGATTTTATTCTCTAATGCCCAAGTCTGCCAATCTTCAAAGTCAACACCCATTTCTAAGTGAACAAATCGGTTAGCAAGTGGACTAGGCATTCTATAAGCAACACCTCGGTCACTCTCTCTGTTACCAGCCGCAACAATTAACACATTGTCTGGTAGAACATAAGAACCTAATCTACGGTTCAGAATTAACTGATAAGCCGCGGCTTGAACTGATTGTGGTGCTTGATTCATTTCGTCAAGAAATAAGATAACTGATTCATATTGGTCTGCTAATTCCTGACTAGGTAAGTCTGAAGGAGTAGCCCATTCCATGGTACCATTTTTTTCGTTGAAATATGGAATACCACGTAAATCTGTAGGTTCCATCAGAGCAAGACGAAGGTCAATCATATAACCTGCACGTTCTTGTGTAATACTATCTACAATTTCTGATTTACCAACACCAGGAGGTCCCCAAATAAACACAGGACGTTTACGATTAAACGCATAATTAAGTTCGGCCCTAATATCACTAGGACGAACTACTCTTACATCTAAATCATTTGTTGATACTTTATTCATCTGAAACCTCTCTTTTTATTAAATATACTATTATTATAGCATAAAATCGAAATCTGTCAAGTTTTTGAGGTGTAAAATGTTTTGTTTTGCACCCAGAGGTCAATATCACCGTCTATCATTAGTAATTCAGCGGCAATCACCTCTTCAAATAGAACTAATTTAGATTTTTTCAGATAATAAGGGGAATTTAGATATTTGTCTAGTATAAGTATCTGTTTTCCTGTTCCAGTAACGGTTTCAGACTTAATTACTATGGTGTATTTTTTGAAATGCTTAGAAACGACATCTCGACCAAAGGCTGATACTCTGAATCCACTATCGGACTGCTGGTTACCACTGATAAAAATATCATTTGGAGTTAATTCTTTTCTACCTGAGATTTTTCTAGTTGTATTTTTGTTAATATAAGAAATTAACTCAATCTTGTTCACTTTACAACTCTAATTTTTCGCCCTTTGTTAGTACAAATACTTCAAAATCATCACATCTAAACAACTTGTTCAATCGTTGTGCTAGATTGATTGCGTGTCCAGGATTACTGAAAGACACTTTTTTGTATTTTGGACCAGGAAAATTGACTAACGAGTTAAGGCTACGAAGATTAATCGCTTCTTCTTTGTGAAACACGGAATATACCGCGGTTGCTTTGAGTACTTGCTCACTACGATATGTCTGATTGTCTGTATGTTCTAAAATTATAGTGGGTTTAGGTCTAGCCATAAAAGTATCCTTAAGATTCGTTATACTCTTATTTATCTAATTCCAACAAAAACATCGTATATAATGGAATATAGAATCAGAATGATACTATTTGAATTTACCACCGTCAATTATCTTTTCTTCTGCTGAATCTTTCTTTTTGATATCTAATAGCAATAAAGCAATATCATTCTGAATATCATTTGCCTCTTTAATTGACAAACGAATACTGTTATCACCTTTTAAGTTTGCACGTTTAATCGTTGCTAATAGATTTTTTAGACTTTTATAAACCATCTCTTTTATTCTGTAATAATGTTTCTGTTTGCATTTCAGACTTAGTTTTATATGGTCCTATAAAATCACAAGTATCGAGTGTTTCAAGTTTCCCACCATAAAACCATCGCCAATCACTAGGAAAACGTACTCCGTAATATCCAGCAATATATACTATTTTACTTGTTTCACTTTTAGTATAAGTTGGAATTTGTTTTCCATCTTTTTCTACTGTACTAATATTGTATGCTACATGTTTAGACGGATATCCATCTATCATCGTCAACGAAGTGTTCCAACCACCACGTGGTCTTGGAACTTTATTTTCATCAACAATCTTTTTTGAAGTTTCTCTGGCTTCTAGTATTTTTTCACCAAAACGAGAAGTAAGTACAGATGTTGATACGTGTTCAGTGATACTAGTGTCATGCATTCCCAATATATCTACACTTCGTATGTTCAATTCAAAATCATCAGAAGAACATTTTCTTATTGTCCCTATTTTGACACCAGTATCTTCTACAATCCAAAACTTATCTTTAATTATTTCTGTCGTATATATCATTTTAAAGTTGATTTAAGTATTTTCCAAGTTTCTCTCCAATTCTTTACATGATGATATTCGGAATACTTATATGGACTATATTTGATTGCTTGTGCAATTCCATAATCATTACCACCAGGTTGTATATTGTCACCAAAGAATACTAATTTATCTTGAAATGTAAAATCTTTTAATATTTGTGCCTTATCCTTTCCTATCTCTATAATATCTAATCCAGTTTCGCCTGCTACCTGTGATACAATATTAAACTTCTTAGAAAATCGTTTGTTAAATTCATCAGAAAGTAACTGTCGTTCGTTAATTGATGTATCATACTTAACATACTTTCTTCGTTGTGCCTTTGTCGCATTACGACCAACAATACTAAAGTTCAGTAATCCTGGACGTGAATCAAAGTGTAATCCAGTTTTAGTATCAAAATTACTATTACGTAACTTCTTTTCTAAATACTTTTGTACAACAACTGACAACTCAAAATCTTTGGTATTGAATACACAAACACCCTTTTTATGTTTTGTACTACCTGAACAATTATACACGCACTTTACTTTTTTGAATACTTCCTTACCAATCTGTTCTATAGTTTTCTCCGAATTACTTCCAGTAACTAAATGTACCTCATGAGTGTGTATAAACTCTAAGAACCACTTTCGAAAATTTTCATTGATTTTTGCTCTACTAGGGGTAAGTGTTCCGTCTACATCAAAAATGTAGATGTGGTCATTCATATGGATAACTTTTGTTAAGTATAGATGCGATTTCATCAGGCGACTTAGCAAGATTTTGTAAATCATGTATCCCACAGAATTTTAAAAAATTCAAACCAACACCAGTATTTGTTTTTCGCACACTATTCTCAGCAATCGTTTCTACAAACTTCACTTTTAAATCCATTGGTTGAGCAGTTAAATCAATCAGTTGAACATTACGTTCAAAATCATCACGCACTATATGTTCTTTCCCATTGTGGTCTGTCCATCGCTGAAGCATAAAATTATTCCAGTTGAAACCACCCGTATCTTTATCTGCATATGCTTCTAACATACCTACTTTATTTCTAGTACCTTTCTTACGACAGCCAGGATATGCTGAAAAGATATTATCACTTGTGTCACCACGAATACATTTCTCAAACAATAACCATTCTGGATCTGGTGCTTCTTTAACTTCGCCCGTTTTCTTTTCTTTTATCGGCGTCATATTCTTATCATCTTTAAAGAAACCATCTTTAGTAATAATACGATTTTGTACACCATCGTACATAGTTACGTTGTCTGTAATCAATTGTAAATAATCACTATCACTTGATACAATAATATGATTATCGTTTGGATGTGCCTCAACAAACAGAGCAATCATATCATCTGCTTCGGCTTCGGGATTCTGTAACAACGTTACATTTGTTTTTTCATCTAGGAATCTAATCATATCATCATATGATTGAAACATAATTTCATCTTCTTCTTGCTCTCTAACACTCTTGGCCATTTGAGCAACTTTTCTGTTCTTCTTGTATGGTTCATAGAAATCTCTACGCCAACTGCGACCTTCTAAACAAAACACGGCATGGTCTGCATTAAATTTGTTATAACATAATTTAACACTACTAAGCATTATATGATATGCCATACCAATTTTCATATCAACATTCGCACCACGCATTGCTACGTGCTTTGCACGATGATACATATTGAATGAATCTACTAGAATAAAGGTAGCCATATCTTATGAATACTCAGAAGTATTTTCGTCTGTTTTAATCTTACTAATGATTAGTCCATCTTTACTATCGGTCATTACACTTTTTCTGACACCCTCTTCGTCTTCTAAGTCCTGAAGAACTATATTTTTACACAAATCACTAAACCAATTATCAACAATTTGGTCTTGCTCTACTCCGTCATATCCAGACTTTGCAAGATATTCTACAAAGTTATCATTGAAATCTAATTCAAAAAATCCTTGACCGGGTGAATCTTTATCTAGTTCCATGCCAACAACTCTGATATAATCTTCGCCNTTTANGTTTGCCATATTCTTATCATGGACATGTTGGTCTATATGACCATACTTAAAGTTAATCTTTTCAAGTGCGATTGCTTGTTCTTTTTCATCAGCAATTCGCCTTGCTACGGCTCTTTCTTTTTCTTCTGGTGTGCCAAACCAAGTAGATGGTTTTACTATATCCATTTAATAATTCTCCTTTTCATATTTCAACCAATCTTTGTTTTTAAAATCGTAGTCTTCATACCGCCAAACTTCTTTGCCATCTTCATCTTCAATCATAATCCATTCAATGTTAAAGTCGCCTAGTCCGATTGGTGTACTATTTTCTGGTTCACGATCCATAGAATTTTCTCCTAACTCATCAAGTAAGGCATCTAAGTTCTCTGCTTCTTCACCTATAACATCAAAGAATATTTTCTCTGGTTCGTGGTCATAATAATTAATTTCCCAAGTTACTGAGAAATCTTTTAAGTCGTTTGATACTACCATCCTATTTTCTCCCATGGAACATCTTTGTCACCAAAATGTCCGTATACACAATTCTTACTATATTGATGGAAGTTGAATAAATCAAATCTATCAATAATACCCTTTGGTGTTAAGTCAATATTATCATCAATAAACTTTTGAATTGTACGATTGTGTCCATTCGAGTCTATATAGATACTTGTTGGTTCTTTAACACCGATAGCATAACTTAATTGTATTTGACACCAATCTGCCATGTCATCTGCTACTACATTTTTCGCAATCCAACGTGCCATGTATGCCGCACTTCTGTCTACTTTTGTGGGGTCTTTTCCACTAAACGCACCACCACCATGAGGAGCATAACCACCATAAGTGTCTACAATAATCTTTCGTCCTGTTATTCCAGCGTCCCCATCGGGACCACCAATCTCAAACTTACCCGTAGGATTGATGTGCCATATAGTGTCACTATCAATCAAATCTTCTAGTATGTAAGCACCAGCCAGTCTGGCTTGCGCCTCTGCTTCATCTCCTCGACCTACTACGTGTTGAGTCGATATTACTACTTGGTCAGCACGTTTTACTTTACCACCCACATATTGTAGACTTACTTGGGATTTAGCGTCTGGAAGCAAGGAATCAGCGCCTGTGACGCGGTTTTCTCTAAGTTCTTTAAGTATCTCATGTGCATAATAGATAGGCGCTGGTAGCATTGCCTCGTTATCATTACACGCATAACCAAACATTAAACCCTGGTCACCAGCGCCAAAATCGTCAGTTCCTAGTGCGATATCACCTGATTGTGAATGAATTTCATTGTAAATTTTTAGTCTATCCCAATGAAATCCTTCTTGCTCATATCCAATATCTTTAACTTTATTACGAACGATTTCTGCTACTTCGTCCCTGGTTACATTAAAGTTCTTTACTTCACCTGCCAACGTTACATGGTTGGTAGTTACAAGTGTTTCTACAGCAACCCGTGTTGTTTCATCACCATTCTTTAGTCCTGCATCAACTAATGCATCACTAATTTGGTCTGCAACCTTATCTGGGTGTCCATCACTAACACTTTCGCTTGTAAAAATGTAATTATTCATTCAAATCCTCATTAAAATAGTTAATATTCCCTACTATTATATCAAATAATAGGGCAAAGGTCAAGTGGTTTAATCTATTGTTCTTGTAATATTGAGTACACGTCATGCCCTGCATCACGCAACTTCGCACCGCCACCTAAAAACTCAAGTTCCATTATACTTAATATGCCTACAACATCTGCTTCAAATCTATCTATTAATTTAACAACAGCCTCTAGTGTTCCACCTGTTGCAATAACATCGTCTATAACTAATACTTGGTCACCTTTATTCATTGCATCTACTTGTAAGTGTAATTCATCAGTTCCGTATTCTAGTTCATATTCAGTAAATATTGTTTTGCCTGGTAATTTATTTTTCTTTCTAGCCATTGAAAATGGTATGCCAGTTTCTGAACTTAAACAACCAGCCATCGGAAATCCACGTGCATCCAAGCCAACAATTCTGTTAAATTTTATATTATTATCAGAGATATAATCATTAAACAATGACATGACATCTTGTATACCTCTAGGCGCATTAAATACACTTGCCATATCCTGATAGAGTACCCCAGGCCTAGGATGGTCTGGTATAACCCTAATCAGATTTTGTATAGTTTTGGGAGTTGGTTTAAGAATACTCACTCGCTTAGAGATAGTTCTTCTTCTAGTTGCGTGATTTCTTCTTTTAAATGTAGTTTCTTTAATTTCAATTTAGAAATAACATTATCTCTGGAGTGCATATTATACGCCGTAACTATACCATTATCTAAATCTCTGTGTTGTTTTTTTAAATATATAAGATGTGTGCGTTTATTTTCGATTGTGTCTCTTATCATCCACTTCTCCTATAATTATTTTTTTCTCATAGTCTTACTCAGTGACCTGCTTTTGCTGGAAGAATATACTCATACATACCTAAACCACTATCTACTTGAATCATCATAGCACCTTGGTCTGAGATTTTCATATTCATTGTACTTGTGTCACTTAATCTAAGAATAGTAAGAACTGTTGACAGTGGAAAACTCCAGCCCGTCTTTAGTTCGCCTTCGACATTTGATGCAAATGGAAGTTCTACTTTATCTGTTGAACTATCACCAATATAGAAAACTAGATTGCCTTTAACTGTTCGTGCAGTAAGCAAAGGATCAAATGCACCTAGAATACCAGCAAAGTATTGTAGGTCTTTGATTGCTTTTTGTGTTGGCATGATATCTACATTCCAATTTGCACCTCTAAAACTTGCTGTTTTAATTTGTGCATCCACTAATTCACTTACGATTACACGATATGAACTATCAAACCCACCCTCCATTGAGAAGTTTAGTTCAGTAGTAACATCTTCACCATTTCGTGATTCTGTACCTACACTTACATCGGCTTCTATGGGATTGCCTTCTTTGTCTTCACTAGTATAACTAAGTAATCCACTTAAGACCCCTAGTCGACCTAGACCAAACTTTCCTTCGAATTCAGGAACTGGTGCATGTAATTTACCTCGCAACACAACAGTACGGTCATCGTCCATTGCATCGATTGTAGTACTTTCACCATCTGTTGTTACTTTAGCCGCTTGGATAATACCAAGGGAATGTGTATGTTTGACAATATCTTTTAGAATATCACGCATTTTCTCTCCTTTTATTTGATTATATTAATTATAACACATTTTAAGACCACTTGTCAACCTATAAATCGAATAGATTATCAAATGTTTCTGATGCATTTGCATCACTCATATCCCAATTTAATACTCCAATTAGGTTATCTAACTTCTTATCAACAATTGTTTGTTCCATTAAGTCATGGTCAAATGGCAAATCTTGAAACCACTGAGGTATTTTGGTTGCGTCAACAGGATATGCGACACTTTTCAGTTTAAATGTGTTTGGCTTTAGTTTACATATAATACACTTCATGCCATCTACAATTTCTACTGCATATCTATCTTGGTTAAGTTCTCGTAACATATTCCAGTTTAAAGCGGCAGATACATGGCCAGGCAAGTGAACTTTATCTTTTTTAGTTTTATCGCCGCCAATACGCATATCTCTGGCTAACGCCTTCTTGGAAGCATTTACTCGATTTTTATAAGAAGTCAAATTGTTTACACGTGTTTGTGAACCTTTTTCCCAACCTGGTTTTGTTCTAAATTCTTTCTTAAACTTTTTAACCATCTCAATGACCTCTTCACGTGTGCCATCAGTTAAGACGGTCAGCAGAACTTCACTTAAAAAGTTTTGCATATACGATGGAGTATCACTTCTCTTTATGTCAATGCCCATTACTTTTACCTTACCAGGCGAACCATCTACATCACGGCGAACACCATCGTCATCATACATAAGCAATGCGTATCGTTTCTTTTTAATGAAAATACCCATAGTCGAACAATTCTCACGACCTGCAAGAATAATCTCTCCCTCTTTTCTAGGAACATTAAAGAATGTTTTCATAAACTCTGGAAAACTAACATTGACTTGATTTGTAACTTCGTCATACAATGCTAATACTTTGTCTTTGTCCCATTCAATAGTGCCATCATCAATCTCTTGTTTGTAAACAGGATACATAGAATAATAGATAGAGTCTGTGTCACCATATATGACTGCTGGACCCTTATAGTCATATTTGCCAACGATTACTTCATTACACTTTGCACCCATGTGTCTTGTTATACAACGACCCGTGAGAGTTGTTGATTGTCCGATGCGTTTATCGTAAAAACGACATCCTTTATTTAACAATGCGCCATACAACGAGTTCAAGTTAATCTTTTTAACTAACTGCCGCTTATCCCAGTGGGATATTCCAACTGCATCGTTTGCCTTAATCGCTTCTTTCTTTTTCTGTTGCATTATTTGTCGTTCTGCGTACCATCTCTCTAATAAACTAGGAATGATACCTTGAATATCTTGTTTAAATATAGTACCATTAGCAGTAATAGTCCAATTCAATTCACTATTAAATATTAAATCATATGCTTCAGCACCAGTAAGTTCCTGAGTAGTTTTTTGTTCTTCAAAGGGTGCATCTTCAAGTACTAAAGTAATATTACTTGCCTTGTCCCTTTCATTTACTAAACGAAATTCTTCTGAACTAAATGTTTCGTCCCATGCTTGAGCGGCACCGTAAGTTTTTGCTCCAGTTTTTCTTCCTTCTTTTATTCTATCACCAATCAGTTTTTCAGTTATGTCGGGTCTTAGTTGACCAGCAATAGTTTCGGGAGACATATTCATAGCACGAATAACTGAAGGATAAAGAGAGTTAATATCAACACCTGCTACCCAACGCTGTAAACCTGCTTTAGGTACTGCCACAAATGCACCAGCGGCCTTTTGTAATTCAATCTCATAAAGTTCTTCGTCTGTATAATCTACATCATCATCTGACCAAGTGCGTGACTTTCTATCAGGAACAACCATGCCACGTCTATGTGCTTCGTTGATAATTGCTTGTTCTGTAACAGCAACTGCACCCATTGTCGTTTTGATATTCACTGTGTTATCGTGTGCAATCTCGTTTGCTAGTTCGATAAATCTTAATTTCTTGTCAATCTTATTAAGCAACGCAACGTCTTGTCTATTGTATTCTATAAATTTATAAAAATCATTATTATACAATTGGTCTAACGTGCCATCATATGCAACCTTCTTTTCACCAACTTCGTGGTCACCAATTGTGTCAAGTGCGTATGAATGCATTTCGTGATATGTATACTTGCGATAAAGTTCTAGGTAGTCTAAGTGAATACGTCCAAATAAATCAAATGTCTTGTGCTTCTTACCATATTTGATAACTTCACGAGTTTTAGGTTCCAAATCCCATAGACACAACTTACGTGTATGTGATTTACTTAGTACTGAAGTTATTCGATTCACAGTATATGGAATATCATAACCCTCAGAGTTCCAACCAGTTAACACATCAGCATCTTCGATGACATCTAAAAAATCATTAAGCATATCTGCTTCACTTAGATATAATTCTGTATTGTCGAATTGTTCACAAATTCGTTCTGCTTCTTTAAGACCATCGCCGCTTCTCATTGACTTGGGTGGAATAACAAGAGTGACCAATAAGTCAAGCCATTGAAGATGAACAGATATTGCTGTAATCGGCATGAATGGATCACTAGGGTCAGCAAACCCTCGACTTGCATCGAAGTCTGTTTCAATATCGAAGAATGCAGTATTTAGAGTTGGGGAATTAATGCCGTTGTAATGTTCACTTAAACACTTTACTTCTGGCTTCATATCACTTTCGTAAAATGTTTTGCCAATATTTATTTTTCGTTCTTTATGAAGGTCTCTAAGACGTTTACATTTGATTTGACGTACTTTATCGCCGTAAATACTTACATGGTCCCCACGTGGGTCTTTCACATAGAAAGTACGCCACGCAGGATAATCATTGTAAATTCGTTTACCGTTAATTCGTTCTACAACCTGGACAATATCTTTATCTTTGTTGTAAAATGCATCTACATAACTCAAAGAGTTCGTCCAACAGTTTCAAGAATAGTTTCCATATCTTCGAAGTCTGCTCGTGTTTCAGTCAGTTTGGCCTTATGTGCTACCGAGATTGCTTTGGTTAATACTGATGGTTTTACATCTATTTCCTCGGCAATTGCTCTCACAGTATCACGTAATCCACCTTTAAGGTCATCTACTTCTTGTAAAACTAGGCAACCTTCGTTTACTAATTGTATGAGTCTGGCTTTTTCTTCTGTATTGATTGCGTCAATTGACATATAAATCTCCTATAAGTTGGGCAATAAAAAAGAGTGATTGCTCACTCTTTATATATTAACATAGGTGACTTAAAAAGTCAATAGAAATCAATGATTATTTGGGATTCGCTTTATTCATTGCTTCTTTCATCATTTCTATCGCCTTATCTTCAGGTGAATACTTTGATGCTCTAAGTGGATTACCGAAGCCAGAACTTTGAGCGGCTTGTGAGAATGCTCCAACAACCGCTTTTTTGAGTCCTTTGCCCAATCCTTTCGTCTTGTCTTTCATTGCATTTTTCTTTACATCTTTTCTTGCTTGTGCTATTAACTCATCCCCTTTTACTTCTTGGTCCCCTGTAGGTTGTCCAGTTCTGTCGTCTTTACCATCACCATCTTTGTCTTTATTATTAGGATCTTTCTTTTTCATATTTATAATCATCTTGCCTTGTGGACTATTTGCGTCATGCTCTTTGCCAAACTTGTCTTTCACCATATTTCCTATCACTTGTCCTGCTACTGCTTTTATCACTGGTGCTACTGCTATTTCTAATAATTCACCATCTTTTGAATATACTTTTTTATTTTCATACTTAGAGGCAGTCACTGTTTGAGAATTGCTTCTACCCTTATATTGATTATGGGAATCCAATGAATTTTGAGGCGTTTCCTCGTCAGTGTCTTTAGAAGCCAGAGATGCCACTGCGCCTGTCACTGCTAATTTACCTTTATTTGCTAAGCCTTTTTTGCCTACTTTAGTAATCATAGGAAGTATCCCTCTTGCTACCGCACCAACGGCTGGCAAGAAAAACCACTCATCTAAACGACCTTCATTAATTGCTTCATTAAATTTTTTAAATGCGAAATTTGACAATCTAAGCATACCTTCTTTAGTTCTTAACATATCGTCAAGTTTTCCTTGAGTTCCAGACTTAACTGCGTCATATACTTGTGAGACTGCTGATGCTGTATATAAATCTACTTTCATTTTACCATCATCAAACTTAACTTGCATGTTTTGTTTGTCTGCTACAATCTTCTTAATTGTGTCGATTGCTTTGTTGCTACTCTTTGGTCTTGCACTCACCATCTTTATAAAGTCATCTCTGTCTTTAATTGCGGCTGCATCTGCATCTGTGGCTTCTTTTACTTTCTTACTAAATTCGTTTTCACTTTTCAAGGATTTGTTAAGATGTTTAACCACTTGTTTGTCTGTTGCATTTACACCGTCTATCTTGTGTGTCAATGACGTTTTATCTATCTTGTTAGGGACTATAGGAGTGCCTGGCGCATTAACTCTTCCTTTGTTAGCAACTCTATTGCTTGTATACTGTGACTGTATTCGCTTACCACCAAAATTGCCATCAAGCCCAAGACTCGTATCATGACCTTTTGAGGAAACGTTATAGTTAGTATTACCAATCTTGCCACTGCCACTTATTTGTCCTGATGACCCATCTTTATTTAAATGATTGTTAACATTTAAAGTAGCGCCACCGATTTTACCATGGGCTCTAATACTGCCCGTTTTTTTGTTTGCGATAGCAGTTGTGCCACCTATTTTCGTATAAACTTCATCGGGTCCAAACTCATTTATTGTATCTTCACTTATTTCTATTTTACTAGGGTCAAATTCCATTGCACTAATGTCGTAATATCTGTTTAACAATTCAAAAATCTGGTCTTCTATAGTTGACTTAGGATTAACAATTATGTTTCCGCCAATGTCTCCATAGTTAAAATATACTTCTTCGTCACTGATACCTTGCTTTTTCTTTGCCTTTGCAATAAGATTGTCCCACTCTGTTGTGTCTACATTGGGATCTCTTCCTGTTTCAGGATTATAGGCTTCTTTTGCACATACTTCTTTTTTAGTTTTACCTGCTTTTTTCATTGGCTCTTTTTTGTCACCATCTTTGTCAAGGTCTAAAAAGTCTGGCTTTGCTTTAGATTCTGCATATCCTGTTGCATTATTGCTGTGATATCCTGATTTTGGCTTATTTATTGGCTTATGAATTAATGGCTTTTTGAGGTCTCTGCGTAGACTTAGTTTTAAATCTCTAGTCTTCTGGAATGCGTCTGGACCAGGCAAAGACGATTCGTCAACCTCATCCCAATTAATTCCACTTCCGTGAAACTCTTTTGGAATTGGTTTAATACCCATAGGGATGTCTTGAGGGACGTCTTTTTTTATTCTAGCATCCAATTGAACATCATCATACCCCTGTGCTTTGTATAAGTCATATAGTCTAACTGCCTCATCATAATCTACCCAGTAATCATTGACTTCAGTGCCACCAACCCAAACAGTATATTCCATTTCAGAATCTTTTACTGTTTTGTCGTATTCTTCTTTAGACATATCACCGTGATAGTCATCATAAGTTTCTGATTGCATGAGAGGTTTTTTTGTTACAGCCTTTGGTTTTCTAAGGTCACTAGAGAATTTAACTCCTTTTTTATCGAACTTAGCCCCACCATGCCAAAATGCACTAGCCCCTTTTTTAACTGCATTTTTAACATCAGACCAATCTTCATTTGTTTCTTCTGATGTGCCTTCATCTTGTTTCATAGTTTTTCTAAAATCTTTTTCATTATCCGTAAAACGTTTTCCTGATAGTGGTGTTCTACGAAGTTCATCTTCACAATCTGCTTTCCATTTTGCGTACTTGTCATATTCGGGACCAGACATATGTTCGATATCGTCTTTTGTTGCTACATCGCAAGAACTTTCTGTTAGTTGTGAGAGTTTCATATGCCTTCTACCTTCTAATCATTTTAGTTTTAGTTTGTTCAGTTTTCTTATCTTTTTTCTTAGATTTCTTATAAATGCTCGCCTCTGGGTCACCACTGCCTAATGCCATGGGTACACTCGCAAAAGCACCAGCAAAATTTTCACCTAATAGTTCATGTAATTTCATAATAGTATTTATCTAAATGTTTTCTTTGGCAAACCGTCTTTATCGACAGTATTACCGAATTTCGCCGCTTGTTTCTTAATTTCGTTTGGTCCAACGTCAATACTTGTGTTTACCCCTGGTACTACTCTGCCAACCCCACCTGTTTCTGTGATAAATGCTGACTTGTAATTTTCTAGATAATAATCGTTAAGAAGTTTACTGTTTACATTCTCGAATCCACCTGCGATTTTAGCCACATAGTAACTAAAACTATGTCTCCAATTGCCTTCGTTCTCTTTGTATTTTCTTTGTAACATTTCGTGTAATCTGGCGGAGGCACGAACATATGATTTCTTATGTCTCGCGACTTTTAATCTATCAAACATCCCCTCATACATCTCATCCTCTTCTGTAAGAGCATCGTATAAAGAAATACGTGATTCTCTTGTTATCCCTCTACTTTTTGGTCCACCTTTTCTGCGAATAGATTGAAGTTGCTCTTTAGTACTGATTATTGCTTCTAGTTTTGCTTGTAACACTCCAGTTTTATTAAGTTGATAATCTATATTATCCCAGTCTTTTTTCTCTGCCATATTTGTAAGTGAATTAAAATTACGAACAAGGTCATCTTCAATTTGGTTAAGCATTAGACTTCCATATCCTTGAATTAATACTTCGGGATTGTTTGGATCTTCTTTATTGAATTTAGAGATTCCAGATTCTTCGTTTAATTCTTTTTCTACACTACCTAGTTTATCTAATTTTTTATATAAACTTGCCACTAATTCAACTATTGCTTGGTCACTTAAATTCATTGTTTCTCTTTGAGCCTGTAAACGATAATCT